CCACATCCTGTCAAGTGCTCAGACAGAATCTCTTGTAATGTGTGTGAAACAGCAACAGCAGCAGTGCCATCACCAAGGCGAACAGAAAACTCATCGGTATACGGTTGTGTGACCAGCACCCCGCTTTCATGCGGGGCACTTTTCAAATTTTCACTTGCTTGCTCAATATCGGGCATAATCGGAATACAACTCATCACGGGCATACTGTGATCCTTGCGACACAAAAATATCAGAAACCGCGCTTAAGACCTCAGAGACAATTGGCGCCACAATTTCAGGTGCCTCATGCCAAACTTCGTGCCCAGCACGCACGTGTGACCAATTCACCTTCAAATGCAGACCAGTATGTCTGCGAATATGAAAGAAAAAGTCATTCAGAGCCTGAGCGCATTGCATTTCCAACTCAGTAAACAGAGAATATATTTCATCACCAAGATTGTAGATAGTCAAATAATGCAACAAATAACCATCAATCACATTTCGAGCATTCCCTCGTTCCAACTGCCCAGACAAACGTCGATAAAGCATAACAGGGTCTTTCCAAACTTTGCCACGGAAAATTGCATAAGAGCAAAACGAGCCCCGAACGGTCTCGTCACGAACCTCCACACAATGATCGATGGAGCTGTACATTTCCCATAGCCCACTCACCGGCCTACGCACAAACCGCTCAACATCATCTCCAGTAACCATCATTGGATCGGCTGCCGGAAGGTCATACTTTAAAGACTCACGAGCAGTTGAAAACAACGTATTCACCAACCATGTGAAAATTTCCCCAGAAAGAGTCATCAAACGGATCACAAAGGATCTAGTATGCACGCTCATTTTGTCGTCCACATAAGCATCACGCACATCAATCGGCACTCCAAAGAACTCCATGAACTGCACCATCAAATGCACACCTGCGCCACGAACCGACTGATCAAAGGATTCAATGTCATTCTGCAAGTATGTATCGCCGGGGTCATGATCCAAAACCCACTGCTGCAAATCGGCTTCAGTTTTGCAAGCATGCATGTAAAAAGACGCAGGAGCATGCTCCAGCCACAATTCAAGCAAATACACGCCCCAAGGCCCAAACTTGAACAAATAAGCGTCAGAACGTGTGTATATACACTGCAATGCCTTAGCGTTAGTAATTTCATTAGTTTTCAACTTCCACTGTGTTTTCCCAGATATAAAATCCTGGTAAAGGGGATCACTGCGATTCAATGACGCCTTTTGCAGAGCCTGACTTCGATCAGCCCGCCTTTCCTGAAATTTTGCGCAACTTTGTTCGAACCGCAACTGATCAAAGGGAATAGGGTGATTCCAACCCATTTTCTTTTTCAGGGCTAGCCACAAAGCCTGACCATACTGCTCTTCATCTCGGAAATTCTGCCGATTCGCATCCTCAGTCGTTTTCACGATACGCTTTGCCATCATCGCAGTAAAACTTACTTCGTCTGTGGCCCGCTGATCAAGACCAAGATTAAACACGCTGGGCAAAAACATACGTGGATCCTCCACGGGAGTCATTTCAGATAACTTTTTATTCACACGCCATCGTGCCAGTCTCCGTGGGCCGTCCTCTTTCCGGATGAGTCGCTCACGCTGTTCATTTGCGTCGACCCGCCACATCCACGTATCAGGCAATTGCTTGGAATATTCCTCAAGTGCAATTTCACGCTCAAAGCGATCAACGACTTCCGAACGCATAGCCTCCTGTAGCTCCTCTTGATTGTGAACAGGCAAATGGGTCCGCACCTTGACGTCCATAACCTCAATGTCACGCACAACAGGTTCACGAGTCACCGGCTCCGGGAACTGATCAATGTAGGGTCGCATGTTGTAAGCATCAGCGTACACCTCTCCATCAAAATCCATACGCTTATAGCCCACACCTGCTGAAGCATCAGGGTCAAGGAAATTAGACCAAAGCTCCATAGGATAATAGGCTCGGACGAATTCCCAATTTTTCAGTTTTTCCGGTGGCCCATGCAAAATCTGCTCCACTTCAGACGGAAGCTCTCCACAAATTTGCCGCATCGACACAGTGTTCGTCCCAATGGTTACAGGCTTTCCAAGAACATAACGATGCTGATAGCTGAACAAGGGCCCCAATATACGATTTTGAGCCAAATTCCGCTCATTGTTCCCATCTTGACGCCAAGTGCTCACCAACAAGACATTTCTAGCCCTAGTCAACGCGGTATAAAGCAACTGATAATTCGTCAACGACAACACAGCTGCATCCACCTCAATAATCGCTAACTCACAAGTCATACCTTGGGACCCAGCAAACGTAGCAACTTCATATTTCAATAATTCCTGTTTCCAAGTCTTCCCGACGTACGCCGCTGTCAAGATCAACATCTGATTCCATAGGTCTTCCAGAGAAGCTCGAGTGCGGCCTGGAAAGTAAACTTCCAAGTCCCATGAACACAAGGGCATACTTCTAGTAAAATGAAATCCACCACCATCACCATTAAAGGTCGGCAGCCGGAAAAAGTTTGCTATATTTGGTCCAAACCGCCATGTGCCTACTAAGTACCGCTTCGAATACTGAGAATAATAAGCCATCTCTCCCAACAAAGTAGGGTCGTTCAAGTCTGTTTCTTCAGGGTTGTGCCATTGACTCTGATACCTATCTCCCAACATAATAAAATGTGTAGACATGTCAAATAACAACGCCGTCATAGCAAGATGACCTTTCGGAAATTTGTCCTCATCACGAACATTGAGGAAACCCCACGTACGATTCATAAAAGCGGTTTCCAGCGTTTCGACGTACTGCCCAGGCGTACCTTTTCCTGTGGTCTTATCTTTACGAACCACATCTAATTTCAGCCGCCAATCATCGCGCAAGCCATTAGTAGGCAACACTACCTGAAAGGCATTGTCCTTATGCCACCGCTTGTTACGCAACACTTTCTGAATTGTACTAGACTTTCGGCACCCTGGATCACCCTCCACGACTGCCAAGAAGATATTCCGACCCATTTCCGCAATCGCCTTCATTTGATCCTCCCACCCTTTCAAAGTAGGAATATTCTGGGGGGTGATCATATGTTTCCCGACAGTACCGTCGATCATCGCCCTAATGTACCGCTCAGCACGTGAAAATCCCACAGTTACCTTTTGCCACTTCACGTATGGAATACCAGACATCTCACGTATCAGAGCATCAGCCAGCCGCGAAGTTGAAGGAGCCTTGATATTCGACCGCGCTATTATCCACTTCCCTAACTTGAACCGAGACTCAATATGATGTTCATTAATCTACCACAAATGAACCTCATTATCTATGCCCAGTCCGTAAGATTTCAAGCGCTGCCGCGTCTTTTTGTCAAACACCACAAACTGCACGCCATACTCACAACCCAAGGCATGCAGCAGGTCAAGAGGTACCATCGTTAGGTGTCGTGCAGAGATAGGATACATTTTTAAGCACTGCAACCACAACAATTCCCGAGAAACGCCAAGCAACCGTGAAACAGCCTTCAACAAGCAATCCTGCGTTGGATAATCGCGCAACCTGTAATGATCAACGGGTGAATATGGCACATCCAATACTCGCAGACCATTTGAAGAAGGGTACACATGGTTCCACAAACTAGCCCCTCTATATTGCTCAATATTGCTCATTTTTGCTGGACGAGCTCTCCATAATTTATCAAAGGCAGTTGCAGCCTGTGCCTGATGGGCACGGGCCTCTTCTGAAGTATCACTTTCACTATCCTCATCCTTCGCCTTAGCTATCATTTTGACCGCTGCCTCTCGCTTCTTACGCTCAAACTCAATCAGATCAACAGCTCGAATTGGCGCCTGCACAGTGCCCACCAAACCTGCAACATCACTATCAGTTGCAGAGCTTGGCTGCGTAATCGAAGCAGCGTAAATTTGTGCCAAAGTGCGATCAGACTCAACCAACAGTCGCCGATTCTTGCACTCCCGCAAGTACTCAGCATACGGAACATTCGGAAAGCAATCGTAATCTGGACACAGTGCGCAACACGGATGATGCCCAGAGTCTGAGTGCGCCATTTGAAACGAATAAACAGAAGAATCCTCATCAATCACCGTGAGTTGCCTTTCTTTTCCCTTCTTTGTCTTCTTTTTCTCTCCTTTCCGCTTCCAAAACCGAGCGTTCGGCGGCGGTGGCAAATCAACCAAAGCCCCTACCGGCACAGTACTAGTCGAAGAGACACTCTTTTCACTTTTGTCATCACGCAATGCTGGCAGCACAGGATCAGCAAATGGGTCAAGTGTCGTCACATATGAAGGTGGTGAATCCACAGGATCAGCGACCACAGACGGTTCCTGCCGATCCAACAATGAACAGGAGCTAATTCCAGTGGAAGAAGATGAAGTTGAACTCGAACCACCACCCGAACTCCCACCACGACGCGGCGGAGGAGGAGGCGGCACCCGACGAGGAGTCGTCACCATTGCTTTAACATCCTTAGCTTTGTGGCCCGGCCCACAACACACCCCGCCTTCAAAAGCATGCAGGAATCGATGAGCTTGTGACGCTTTCACCATATCAACGGAATACCGACGAATAGTTTCATGCGTTAAAGACAGGTTGGCACTCTCCCAAAGCACAAACCCTTGGCTATCCAACTTCAATTTCTTCATGACATCTGCATCTTCACACTTATAGGATTGAGCCAAAAACCGTGTCAATGGCTGCCACCACGTGGCACGTGCCGCTTTCGGAATTCTCCATGAGACACCGTACTCCAAGTCTTGGTCATAATCGGTACCCGAGATCAAACAGCTACCACGCAAAACCACCTCAATGCAATCCACTGATTGCTCGGGGTGAGGAATGTCCATTATCTTTGCCAGACGGACCGAATAGCGTTTTGAAAACATCTTGTCCTTCAGCCGCACTATGTGACCCATGGATTTGTAATAAGTCTCGTGTGCAAAATTCGTATACTTTTTCGTTTGCAAATCGCACGCCACTTTCCAACCAGCCACCTCAATGACCACCTTAACAAGCCAATTCAATTCACTGGGTGGCAAGTGATACTGCTCTTGATCAGTAAACTGCCGCAACTTTCCCCACAGATCTGGTTCCTTAACATTCACCAAAGTCTTACAGTATTGGTAAAGTCTTGTGTAGTAAAGCACCGGGAACATCACATGACTCTCAGGTTGTGAACGAAACACCCGCGGCAACTTCATCATAGAAGGAGCATACAACGGCACAGCAGGAGGCACTACCAAATTATAACGCACCCACACCTGCACGTGAGAATTCAACTTGCTGTCAACAACGGCTCCATACAAGATGCGATTCTTTGAGCTATTCACAATCACTTTCGCCAACAGAAGGTCCGGAGCTATAGGTTGCCAATATGAATTTGACTTGTCCCCTTCAGGTGTGTACACCATTGCATTTCTCTCAGGGTACTTCCTAAACCCATAAACCGTCGGCATAGGTGAGACGTCAGACACAAGCGCCGCCATCGGATAAACATGAGTAACAATGCCCATCTGCACTTCATCGGCGTCAAAAGCGTCGTCAATTACCTGTGGAGGTGTGAAATGCCCAGAGTCAAGCATACAAAAGGTCGGCGTAGAAATCTGCGGCAACGAAAAGACTGACATTGGAACTGTACCAGTTGATGCATATCGTTTGATATCTTGAATGTCAATAATTGGGTTAACAGTCTTGAAGTTCACGGCTCTTTCACGTTCCACAGCTTGCATCAAGTCACTAGCATTCGACCCGTTCATAGAAATCAAAGTGGTATCCGTCTTAATGAATCCCGGCAACACATCCAACACCTGTCGTTTTCGCAACGCATAATGAATAGGATGACTGTGCGGTTCTGCCATCTGCTGGGACCAAGGTATATCCAATTCATCCGCCACATGCTGATTCACAGCAGGAATGGCAAATGGACAAATGTCTTTAATGCGCTTCCAAGCATTAGTCAACGGCTGGATGGCAAACGCTTCCAACACACGGCGATTCTCAGGACTCATCACCATAGAAGCGGCTTTATCATACTTAGAAGGAGTAATCTTACCAACCTCCACTGACCGTTTATGCAAAATTTCCCCAACAAGCCACTGATCGAACTCGAACAAGTCCATCTCATCATCGGCGTAACAAGACTGCACAACACGACACTGGGAAATATGTATATCACCAGCACTTGTCCGCTCCGCGCGAATTGCAAGAGAATAACTACCTTCACGAATATACTTTCGCAACTGTTTCAAGACCATGGATGCCGTGTACACCACATTATCCTGCTCAGCAATATGCATAGCCATCCGAGCTTGTGCCCATGCATCTAATGGAATGCCTAAAGAACCCGGCATAAAACCCAACCGCATCCAGCAATTACCATCACCACCGACACCCATTGATGTTGCAGACGACCAAAAGCCAGCGGCACCAGAAGGACCTTCTGAAATCATGGGAGCGCTAGGCGCATCCTCTGTGACCTCATAAAACTCATCCAGATTCGACAAAACTAAATCGCTATACTCGCGCGGATCTACCAAATCCACGTCTGAACCAATATGCGCATCCGGATTCACTTCCAACAAGTACTCATAATACCGATTCACACGCAAAAGATCCACCAATTGAAAGCCAACATGCGCCTGCAAACGCGTAACAAAATGCAAGAACCGGGGCTTCAAAGTACGACCGTTCAAATAAATGGGTACCACTTGCGCAACAGTGGGATTCTTCCCCAAAGCCTTTGACAACTCAGACCAACGTCGTCGCGGAAACAGGTACAAGTAACAATACCCAGATTGACGAGCCAAATATCTTACTCCACCACGAGCCCGTCTACGCGGATTCTCAACAACCGTCGGGGCAAAGAAATTAATGGACGCAGGTACGCAATCCAAAGGATTAACACCGCCTTTAGCAACTGTAGATGTCCACTTATTTACAACATTTTCATGAGGTATCAAACCAGCGCGAAGAGCATAATTATCAAACTCTCCACAACAAAGCTCAACATCACCCACAGTCATCATAGCAGTCGAGTCCCACATCCAATCCCAATCAGAAATGTCCATCGACAATTCATGCAAGAAAGAATTCACCGCCAAATTATCAACCGGAAGGACAACAGCAGGCGGATTATCAAGTTGGGCGCGGATAACCGCAGCCTCTGACTCAAATCGCACTTGCTTTTTCTTCTCCTCCTTTCGTAACTTCCTTGTCATCTTAACACGAGCATCGCTCCTCCACTCGTAATGCATCAACCATCCAAGTTGACCATGTGTGCCCATAAGCCAATCTCTCGCAATCCAATACCACTTGTGCTCTTCATCAGCCTGCTTCTGACAATATTCAAAGGACGGCCAATTGGGCCGAATTCCCTGAACATTGCCTTGTGAGTGGCAGTGACCAAGCGCACATTTATCCATAACATGAAACATACAAGGAAAAACCAAAACCCCTTCATCATAATCACAGTCTTCACAACCATAATCCTCTTCATCATTCGAAGCAAGAACCCACGTGTTCCACTCCTCCATCTTCCGAC